GAGTTAAAGTAGCTAACAAAGCAGGTAAATTAATTATAACAGAGCCTATGCCAACAGCAAAAGCGGCAAGAGAGGCAGTAAAAAAATACAACGACCCTAATTCTGCCTTTGGTAAAAAAGGTTTTAAAGCAAGATATGAGGCTAATGATAAAGTATACAGAGCAGAAAATTCTAATCTACAAGTTCACGCAGAAGCCTTAATGCATCATAAAGCTATGAAAGAACTATCCCCAGAACTTAGAGGAGAGATATATAACATTAGGTCTGTAGGATTATTAGCGGCACCAAATGCTAGAACAAGAAGAAGAAGATTAGATTTTGTTAAAGGATACTTTGGTTCTAAAAAAGGTATTGAAGGTGTAAAAGATTTTGTTTTTGTAGGTAAAACGTATATTAGTGGCACCTATGCAAAGGCCCATCAATTAGAATTTAATTATAAATTAAAACAATTACTAGAACCATTAACAGATGCAAAAATATATCGTGCATTTGAAGGCAGTGAAAAAGGTCTAGTCAGCATACCCAAATCGTATCCTAATGTAGCCAAAGCAATTAGGTTAGTTGTAGAGGATATGAATGGTCTAGCTAAAGATAATAGAATAGATAATTTTATAGTTGGTGTAGCTAATACAATATACTCTCTACCAAAGGATGTAATTACATTCCCAGTGAGAGCGGCAAAAGGAGATAAAAAAATTAGAGAGACTCAATTAACTAGAAAACAAGTAGACGAGTTTTTTGGTGGATTTAATTTCTTTTTAGCTTTTACAAGATTATTTTCTTTTAACGCTAGGTTTACAGCCGCTCAAGGTATACAGCCTACACAAATGATTGTCCCTAAATTATACAGACTTAGAGAATTAACTGGTGGTAAAGTAGACCCTTATAGAGCATGGGCAGATTCTCTAAAAGAAATGATGTATGTTACTCCAGAGACTATGAGATTTTTAGAGGGCGTTCAAAAAAAAGGCGTTATAAATAATAAATTTATGAAAGAGTTTATGAACGAAGCTATTTTTCAAAAAGCAGGAACGCCATCTCTTGCAAGAAAAGAATACATGGACAGATTAAAAAATGGCGACTACTATGGTGTGCTTGCAAGATTAGGGTACAAAATATCTGGCATGAATATAACTGGTAGAGTAGAACAATTTTCTAGATTGCAAGCGGCCCTTATGTTTAGGAGTATATATAAACAATTAGGCGTTAAATCAGAGAAAAAGATAATAGATAATGCCGCTAACTTTGCAGATATATACATGGTAAGATACCATTACATAGATAGAGCAGATGTATTTGGACATAGAGGTTTAAGTTTAGCAGGTAAACCAATAGGTTTATTTAAAACATTTCAACAGAATTATTTAGCGGCACTAACAGAGCACACTAAAAATTTAGTTAGAGATGGAGATGTAAAAGGGTTTGGAGCTTTTATGATTAGTGGATTGCTAACAGCAGGTATTCATGGATTAGTGGGTATTCAAACTGTAGATTCTGGTATACAAATACTAAACAGAATGTTTAAAAGTAATATTCCAACATTAAGTTATTTATTGTATGATAACGAATTATTACCAGAGTTTATGATATATGGTGTGCCTAGCTCTACTTTAGGAGTGGACTTAACATCAACATTATCTGCACCTAGTATTAGCCCAACACAATTATTTTCTATACCAGGTTATCAAGTCATGAGTAAAATGGCTATGGAAGCATTGCCTAACTTTATTAGATTTGCATCTCCATTTGCTGATGTAAAACCTACAAGGGAGCAGATGAGAGACTCAATAAAGCTATTCATGCCTACTCCTTTTCATGCGGCATTGGAAGTAGCTTTTCAAAAAGATGACGCTATGTTTGTCAACAAAGAGAGAGGTGTGATTAGAAGAGACATGATGGATTGGTTTGCAAGATGGATGGCATCTAGAAGTATAGAAGAGGCAGGATTTATAAAAGCATCTTACATGACACAACAGTTAAAGAAAAACACACAATATTCTTATGATGCACTGGTTGATTATGCGGCATCAGAGTTATTTCATAGAGGTATAGATTCAGCATTATTAAACTATCTCTATGACATGGCTCTAAATGATTTTGGAAAAGATATAGAAGCTGTAAATAAATCTATAAAAACAAGATTAACAAGGTATGGAGAATCTGTTGCAGATAAGTTAGCAAAAGGTGGAGTGACTGCACTAGAAAAAGAACAAATTAAAATGTTTTTAAATCATACTAAGGCATCTAATTTAGGGTTTGAAACAAAAGAAACATTACCCCCACTTAATATATTTAAAGGTGATGAATACTTATTTTATTAGGAGATAATATTATGAATATGAAAGACACAGTTTGGTTTATTGGAGTAGTATTAGCTCTAGGAGTTACATGGGGTATGACCTCACAAAGAATATCTGCAATGGAGCAAGACATTGACAGGATGGAAGAGGCCATCGTAATGTTTACAAAGATGGAAGTTAGACTTGCAGTAATAGAAGCAGAAATAAAAAATATAAATAAGAAACTAGATAACTAGGAGGAAGTATGAATAAAATAAAAGAAATGTGGAATGGTTTAAGTAAGAGAGGCAAGATAGTTGCAGGTGCTCTTGGTGCTATTTTAATTTTAATTATATTTAGTTACATAGTATAAGGAGATTTACATGCTAGGTGGTTTACCAGTAGAAATGATTACAATGCTAGGCTCTAGCCTTCTAGGTGGATTTATGTCCATCTGGGGGCAGAGCATAAAAGCAAAACAAGACGAACAAAAATTATTATTAGCAAGAGCTGATAATCAAATGAAACATATTGAGAAAGCTAGAACATATGAGAACAAAGGCTTTCAATGGACAAGAAGAATTATTGCATTGACTGCAGTATTCTTTATTATTGGTTGGCCAAAACTAGTACCAGTATTTTTTGATACGAGTGTATATCTAACTTGGACAGAATTTACTAGAGGGTTTTTATTCTTAATAGAACAAAAAGAAATAGTATTAGATAAAGAATTTTTTGGTGTGGTTATTACACCACTAGATACGCATTTAATGTCGGCTATTATAGGGCTATACTTTGGTGGTAGTCTGGTTAAAAAGTAGTTTAGTAGTATTATTATTTATGGCAAACCCACAAAAAGATTTACAAGAAGAGGAGATAAATAAAAAAAAGCAAGAGGCTTTAGCAAATATTGAGCTTGAATTAAAATTTAAAAAAGTCTTAGACAAAAATCCTGTATTTAAATTAGGGTTTGATGCCGATAGATTTTATGTACAAAAAGAACCCCGCAGTGATAAAGAGCGTTTAAATATAGGAGGATTGTACTATGCTCCAAGTGCTAATTTAGAAAAATTTAAAGGGTCTGCTCAAGAGTATCCAACAGAGGCAGGTAGAAATATATATAGAGAGATTGTAAAAGCCATAGAAAATAAAGAGATACCAGAAAATGATTTTGTCTTTATGCCTCATGACATGGAACCTGGTGATAGAACAAAATTTAGTTTAACTGGTGTAGTTGATGAATCAAAATTAGAAGAATTATCTGGTGCAGTATCTGTAAGAAATATCTTTGACCAAGAGTATGAAGAAACTTCAGTTATGCATGAGTTTATGCATAGGGCTTTACGAACAAATCCTGCTTTAATAGAATGGAAAAAAGAAAACAATATAGATAATCTTGATGAAGAATTAATTATGCACAGAATGACTATGAAGTATCATCCTAACATGGCAGATAGCACATACGATACTGTTCTTAATGCATATGGCGTTGACCTTAAACAAGAATATAATCAAAGCAGAGTAGATGGTTGGATTAATGATATAGAGAGAATATCAATAGATGAGTTAAGAAAGCAAGGTAAGTCTTTTGATGATATAAATTTCTTTGCAAAGAACAATGGTATATATGTGCAAACAGATAAGATGATGAATAATCCAAATGATATTGTCGTTACAGAACTACCAGAGAAAGCACAGGAAGATAAAAAAATTAATCTATTAACATTTTCGCCTACACTTTATATCTTAGAAAAATTATATGGATATGTATTTAAAGACAAAGAGAAAGACCCAGAAGCTAAGACAGAAGTAATACCTGGTGTTTCTGAACCTAAATTCCCGCTACCAGAAGAGGATATTCCTAGACCTGTAGATGAATTAGAAACTAAAGCTGACCCAGAGGGAACTGCAAAACCCCTAGACGCAGATTGGTTTTTATCAAAAGACATGATAGATAAATTAAAATCTGAATCGTATGTTAATCAATACGCACAAGGTAAGGTTGGAAAAGAAAAAGGATTTCAACTCCCACTGGGATACAGAACTAATAACTGGCTATCTCAACATCAACTAGGACAAAATTGGGATGGTCGTTCAAAGATAAAAGATGATAAGATTATTTTTCCTGGGCACGACAAGGAAACTCACAAGGTTATTGAAGTGTTTGATGACCCATCATTTGGAATGAGAGCAGGCATGGTGGATGTAATGAGCAAAGCACTACAAAATGGCTCGCCTATGATAACCTTACAAATGTTAATAGATTCTAAATATATGCAAGACCCAACTCCTTATTTAGCTGTGGCAAAACAAAAAGGATATGGGCTAAATGATAAGTTTAATTTGTTTGATAAATCGCAGGCTATGGAATGGTATGCATTTATGCTTCAATCAGAAATGGGCTCATTTAGTTTTGACATACCTGCTAATGAAAAAGAAAAAGTATTTGAGGAGGGGTATCGTATGGCTATGGAAAGAATGGCAAATACAAAGTACAAATACCATCCTATCGCTGTAAAATATTTAGACAGCTCTCAATAATTTTTGCATCTCACTACCAACATATTCTAATTCGTTAACAGTATTTCTAATCATAGCCGCTATTGTGTGGGTGTGAGGATAATCGGGATTGACTCTGTTAACCTCAGACACAAAAGTATCTGGGTCAACAAAATCATAATCAAAACTTATAGTTCCATCTTTATTCAGCTTCACTTCGAGGTTGACTAAAGTGGAACTATTTTTTTTTGTTTCCATCTTTTTCTACAAAGTCTGGATTAATCTTATCATCCAGTGTCTTTAAATTTTTAGATAACATTTCTATTAAACCATACACCTCCTTATAGGGTCTGGTGAATAGATAACTTACAAGTTTCTCAACTTGTTCTCTACTTATTATGAAGTTCATCGTGTATATCTCCTGCGATTGCCATGTATGCGGCACCATCTATAAAGGTATCCTCTGATACTTTACCTTGCTTTGTTCTAGCAATCTTTAGTAGTGCCATCATTACAGCTACATCTCTAGCTGTAAACTCTATATCTTTGTAGGCAGACCAGAGCTTTGCGATGTTGTCATGGTTCTTTAATTTATTACCATACTCTTTTTCTCTACTGTCTCCCACATAACTTGATGCTTGTTTTAATATATCTAAACTTTTCATTAAGCGATATTCTCCTTATTAAATAATTCTTTGAGGGGTATTAGGATGCACTTAGATGCTTTTCTATCTCCTAACATTCTTGATTTATCCTTATATTTTTTAGCTAATTTTTTAATTCTGTCAATAGGAAAAACTAATTTACAATAATCTTTTTTACCTATGGCTAGAACATGTATCCAGTAATCACATTTAGTTACACTAATCCCACTGGGTTTGCCATTACATTCAACTTCTATAGCTATGTTTCCTGTCTTGGCCCACCAATCTCTTTCAGTCTTGACCTCAATCTTTTTATTGTAAAACATATTGTGAACTTGTTTTTCACGCATCTGTCCATATTTTAAATCAAGGTCAAACTTATTATCGCAATTTAATTTAGCGTTGGTTTTCTTAACTTTTTTATCCATTCTTCCAGGCTTTCCACATTATCTTGTTCTAAATCTGATAGGTCAGCATCATACATTTGAGCATCTTGCATTGCTCTGACTTTTAATCCAACTTCATAAACCATGTCAGCATGATTAAGTGCTAGGTCGCAAAGACCCATGGCTATTGTTTTTACTGCGTGTTTCTCTGCAGTCTCTTCTCCATAAGATTTATCTATACCACAAGCAAATGAACTTTCTGAATGTGGGGATATAACTATTGTTATCCCCTTAGAAAAATCAAATTTATCTTTTCCGTTACCTTTCGACATTGCTATCCTCTTTAGGTTGTGTAATTTTCGTATACCAAAACCATTTTGGGTTACGAGCTTTTGATTGTTGCTGTGGTAAAAATTGTAGGTC